GAAACGGGATGTTGGTCGGCGGCGCTCTGAAGCACAAGCAGAAGCTCTCGCCGGAAGCCTATGAGCGGCTGAAGAAAAGCATGGCTGAGCGCGAGAGTGCCGAGAATGCACATCGCTGGCTGATCCTTGAAGAGGATATGGACGCCACGCCATTCGGGAACAGCGGCAAGGACAATCAGCATCTCGAAACCCGTGAGCATCAGATTGAAGAGATCGCGCGTGTCTTCGGGGTGCCGCGCCCGCTCTTGATGGTCGATGATACAAGTTGGGGTTCCGGCATTGATGTTCTGGGCCAGTTCTTCGTGCGGTACAGCCTTGCACCGTGGTTCACGGCCTGGGAGCAGGCAATCCATCGTTCGGTGCTGAGCGACAGCGAGAAGGACCGTTTCTACGTGAAATTCAATGAAGGGGCGCTGCTTCGCGGCTCGATGAAGGACCAGGCTGACTTTTTCGCCAAGGCGCTTGGCGCGGGTGGGCACCAGCCTTGGATGAGTGTGGACGAGGTGAGGGCGCTTCAGGAGCTCGGCAAGGCCGAGGAAGGCGAGCTGCCGCCCGCATTAGGACAAAAGGAGACAGGCAATGAGCCTTCGCAAACTCCCTGAGATCAAGGCCAGCCGTCTGCCGGATATCTGTGCTTTCCACCCGGATGATGTCGCACTATCCCGCTGGAATGCTGGCATCTCGGCAAAGGAGACGCCGGAGAATACCATTTCCATCCTGGACGTGATCGGAGAGGACTCTTGGACCGGCGGCGGTGTCACTGCGAAGCGGGTGGCCGCTGCCCTTCGGTCCATCGGCGACCAGGAAGTGTTCGTGGACATCAACTCGCCCGGTGGTGACTTCTTTGAAGGCGTTGCGATTTACAACATGCTGCGCGCCCATCCGCACAAGGTGACGGTGCGCATCCTTGGGCTGGCCGCCTCTGCCGCTTCGGTCATTGCGATGGCTGGCGATGATATTCAGATCGGCAAGGCCGGCTTTCTCATGGTCCACAATGCCTGGGTGGTCGCGGTAGGCAATCGTCACGATCTGGCTGAGGCCGCTAAGACGATGGAACCTTTCGACGATGCCATGGCTACCGTCTACGCGGAGCGAGCAGGCGTACAGAAGGCCAAGGCCGCCGAATGGATGGACAACGAAACATGGTTCAGCGGCGAGCAGGCGGTTGCCGATGGTTTGGCGGATGGTTTCCTGCCAGCCGATCAGATAGCCGAAGACAAGACGAAAGCAGCGGCGGAAAAGGCAATCAATGCCACGCGCCGCGTAGATGTCTTGCTTGCTCGCGCCGGGATGCCTCGCGATGAGCGCCGTAGCCTCATTGGCGAGGTGAAAGCCCCGTCTGCCGTAGCGACGGGTGAACGTCCTGCCGTAGCGGACGATGACGCACTTAGGGCTGCAATTCAGCAGCTTCGATCCACAATCCGGTCATAGGAGAAAACGATGACCAAGCATTTTGCGACGCCGCGACGCGGCATTGTCGCCGTGCGTGCTGACGCTAGCGGCGACATCAAGGCTCTTTTTGCTGAGCTGAACAAGGACTGGGAGTCTTTCAAAGCCTCGATGGCGGAGAAGGACAAGGAGCTCGCCAAGCGCTTCGATGACGTGGTGACGACCGAAAAGCTTGAGCGTATCGAGGCGTCCATCAGCGAGACGAACGCCAAGTATGAGGCAGAGATTGACAAGCTCAATGCCCGGCTTGCCGCCATTTCGGTCAATGCGCCGGATGACGGCCTGTCAGACGCCGAACGCGAATACAAGGTAACTTTTGAAGAGTGGTTCCGCACCGGCGAGGGCGAAAGCAAGGTCAAGGCCGCGCTCAAGTCCGGCCAAATCCGTGCTGCCGGCGAGTATTCGGTAGGCGAGGATGATCGTGGTGGCTATACCGCTCCCATTGAGTGGGACCGCACCATCACGGACCAGCGTGTTGAAATCTCGCCCATGCGCCGTTTTGCCTCCGTGCAGTCGGTAACCGGGCAGGGCTTCAAGCGCCTTTACAACCTGCATGGGACTGCGTCGGCGTGGGTTGGCGAGACGGACGCTCGCACCCAGACTGCCGGTTCTGTCCTTGCCGAGTATGCGTTTTCGTTCGGTGAGATCTACGCGATGCCCGCCGCAACGCAGCGCATTCTTGAGGACAGCGAGATCAGCATCGAGCAGTGGCTTGCTTCTGAGGTCAACATCGAGTTTGCCCGCCAGGAGGGCCTGGCCTTCATCAATGGCGACGGCGTGGATAAGCCAAAGGGAATCCTCAAATACGATGCGACTACGGAAGGCGCATTGCCGCCTGCACAACGCCATCCGCTTGGCCCCATTGCCGAGGTGCCTACTGGCGATGCGAACGCGCTGACGGCTGATGGGCTCATTGATCTGGTTTACGATCTGCCGGAAGATCGCTCGCAAGGTGCGGCAATGTTCGCCAACCGCAAGACGCACGCCACCATCCGCAAGATGAAGGATGGGCAGGACAACTATCTCTGGCAGCCGCCCTTCCAGGCGGGTCAGCCAGCGATGGTCCTTGGCTATCCCATTCACGAGCTGTCCGGTCTGCCGGACATCGCGGCGGGTGCGATCCCGGTCCTGTTTGGCAACATGGCTGAGACCTACCGCATCTTTGACCGCGTGGGCATGTCCGTTCTGCGCGATCCGTACACCAACAAGCCTTACGTGTTGTTCTACACGCGCAAGCGCGTTGGTGGCGGTCTTTGGAACCCAGAGTGGATGCGCTATCACCGTGTTGGTGTGGCGACTCCGTCCACCTAAAGGGGCAAGGGCGGGCGGCCTAGTGTCGCCCGCCTGTTCATCCAATGAAATTCATCAAGCAATTTCGTGGGGTGCGGCGGGGTGATGTTTATCCTACCGCATTCCAGCCTGGCGACGATTGCCCGGACGAGCTTTTGCAGGCGGCAATAGAGCAGGGGGCGGTGGATCCGATATCTACCCCGCGCCCTATTGGTGGCCCGACTGGCGAGCCCGTCCCTGCGTCATCGTCGCAAGCGGGCCGTCAGCGGGCGAAGCGCCCATCGCGCAAGCGCAAGGCCGCGCCTACGTCCTGACGATCAACAATTCATGGGCGCTCGCCCCCTGGGCGGATGCTCTTTATGCAAGCGATCTTGCATGGTGGCAGGCCAATGGTGGCGTGTCGCAATTCAGAGGCCTGAAAGTCTGCCGGCATCCAGAAGCCCCAAACATATTCCCCGATGTGCGGTTCGTGCGGATGGCGCGGTGCAATGGCCGCTGGCGCGATGAGATGGTGCTCGATGAGCCGTATACCATCGGGGCAGGCGGCAACAGCGGGTTCCAAGCACTTAATCTCGCGGTGAGGTTTGGTGCCAAGGTTATCATCCTCGTGGGGTACGATATGCGCGTTGATCGTGGGACGCACTGGCACGGCAACCACGAAGGTGGGTTGAATAATCCCGACGCGCCGCTCGTTGCAATTTGGCGAGAGCATCTGGACAAGGCGGCCCCGTCGCTCGCGAATGCTAGTGTCACCGTCATCAATACCAGTCCGGTTTCGGCGCTCACAGCCTATCCGAAAATGTCATTCAGCGAGGCATTGGAACATGCATCGTCCCACACTTATCACGCCTCCTGATGTCCTGCCCGTCTCGCTGGCCGAGGCGAAGCTGCATTTGCGCGTCGATCACGATGATGACGATACGCTGATCGAAGGGCTGATCAGGGCGGCCACAGACCATCTCGACGGTTGGACAGGCATTCTCGGGCGTTGCCTGGTAGAGCAGGAATGGCGGCAGGACTTTGACACCTTTGAGCCGTCACTACCTTTGGCCCTCGGCCCTGCGACATCGATTGTAAAGGTCGAGGCTGGCGGCCAGGCAGTCGATCAAGCGATCTACACCTTGCAGACCGATGCGGCGGGCATGTCACGGGTTACTTTTACGGAGCAATTACAGGGTCCTGTGAGCGTCACCTATAAAGCAGGCTATCCGGTGGAAGATGGCAAGGCGCAAATCCCTGCCGCCTTGAGGGTCGCGATCCTGCTTCTCGTCGGCCACTGGTATCAGACCAGAGAGGCAGCGACGGCTAAGAGCGTAGCTGAACTGCCTTATGCGGTATCGGCCCTGATCGCGCCCTACAGGAGGACGGGCGTCTGATGGATGCGGGACGCCTTTACGAGAAAGTCGCCTTCGACAAGCCCGTCCAGCAATCGGACGGGCAGGGCG